AATTTGAGACAAAAGCGACAAATGATAAAAAAAGATTAAATTAATTTAAATGAACAAGTGTTCAATAAATAGCTACGATTTACAGGTAGTTTAACGTTAAACTAGTTTTGTATTTTCGTTTAATGTTAAACTAAATATAAACGTGATCACAAATCTAGGGGTATACTTATGTGATCACAAATAGGGGGGTGTAGTTGTACATAAAGACACTGTTTTGTGATCACAAACTGTAGAATGTTACATTATAACACTGCAATAATGGTATTCTTAATAGTATATTGTGTAAAATACTTAATAAATACAGTAAGTTATACGACAAATAGATACTTTTTTTGTTTGGTGACCTAGTGTTATGTTATAACATTGCATACCGGTATGGGCCACTGGGGGTAGCCCAGTACATATATACCCAGAATGACAGAAATTAGTAAAATTAGGTTGTTAACCACATTATTTAAAACCTGTTACAATTGAAACAATTTGTGTATAGACTGTAACATGTTGTAACATAGTGTGTATAAAATAATACTTGACAGCGGGGGCATTATGAGATATAATTATGTATACATAACGTATTACTTAAAGCTTAACTTAACTCTATTATTACTAATATAATTAAAGTTAATAGATACTAAGAGTTAAACTTAAAGTATTACTTAAAGTACTGACACAGATCTAAACTTTTTTCTGTCGTATCAATAAAAGTACTTGCTTTTCCTAAAACTTAAAGTATAACTAGCAATGTCTAAAAGAAAAATGTATGCTTCGGATTCCGTTATAGAGGAATTTTATAAAGCACTAGCTGATAACAACGAAGCTCAACTACGAAGAGTACATATACCACGTTCAGACGTATTCTATGTACGAGAAGCTATCCGTCAAGATACAGGTGTTAAGTATACTCTAGATAGAGTAGAACGTGCTATGTATTTAGAGGGTCATCTTAATAGGCACGATGTGTTAGACCCCCAGAGAAAAAGAGATTGGGAATAAAGTGGCTAAAATTTTTAAAGATAGGTACAAAGCCTTGTCAGCTGCAGAACGTTCAGGGGAAGATCAACTATTAAAAACTGACTACGGATTAAAAATAGTACAACCTGATGGTGTAAGTTATTTTTTAAAATCAAATAAAACAAAGCCAAAACTTGTTAAGAAAAACAGGGGTGGTTTAATTAAGGCAGGTCACACTGATCTTAGAAAAAACGGATTGTTTAACTAATGGTAGAAGAATATGACTTAGATAAAAACGGTAAGCTAGATGCTGAAGAGCGTGAGATCTATTTAGAAGATAGACGTAGAAAGATGGAAGATGAAGATGCCAAGCGTGATGCCCAACGCAACATGACTTGGTTTGCTTTATCTGGAATGGTACTCTACCCTATGGGTATCTTCTTATGTACACTTATTGGAATGGATACAGCAGCAATGTTAATAGCAGATATTGCTAACATCTATGTCGTATCTGTCTCAGCACTTGTCGGTGCATACTTTGGCTTTACAGCAATGGGGAATAAGAAATGATACAAGGTTTGATTGGACCTATAGCTAGTCTGGCAGGTACTTGGCTTAATGGCAAGGTAGAACAGAAAGCTGCACAGAATAAAGTAAAGGTAGCTAAGGCAGAGGCAGAAGCACAGATAATGCTTTCAGCTGCTACCAGTGAAGCTGAGTGGGATCGCATTATGGCGAAAGCATCAGCTAACTCGTGGAAAGACGAGTGGCTAACAATTTTATTTTCAATACCACTAATCCTAGCATTCTGCGGAGATTGGGGTAGACAGATAGTAGCAGATGGCTTTACTGCTTTGGAAGTTATGCCAAGCTACTACCAATACACATTAGGCGTAATCGTATCTGCATCTTTTGGTGTAAGAGCAGCTACCAAGTTTTTTAGGAAATAGACATGGCATTTAAATTAAGTAGACGTAGTCTTGATAGACTAGAAGGTGTTGACGAAAGAATGGTAGCAGTTGTTAAACATGCTATCACAGCTACTGATACAGACTTCGGAGTTATCCAAGGTATGAGAACTGTAGAACAACAAAAAGAGTTGGTGGCAAAAGGTGCAAGTCAGACTATGAAGAGTAAGCACCTAGAGGGACTAGCCGTGGATCTTATGGCCTATATTAATGGTCGTGGCTCTTGGGAGCTAAACTTGTATGATGACTTAGCTGACGCTATGAAAGAAGGTGCAAGCTTTGTCGGATGTAAAGTTCGTTGGGGTGCAGCTTGGCATATAGATTCTATCGGTGACTACGAGGGATCTATGGAAGATGCAATGAATGAATATATTGATCTACGTAGGTCTCAGGGACGTAGACCTTTTATTGATGGACCACATTTTGAATTGATGGTATAGAGATGGCAACAACCAAAGACGTAGAACGTCTACCTAGTGGCAAATTAAAATATCGGGGTGAAACATTTCCGGGTTATAATAAACCAAAGAAAACTCCCGGTGGATCTAAGAAGTCTGCTGTCCTTGCTAAGAAAGGCAAGGAGGTAAAGATTGTTCGTTTTGGTGATCCCAACATGAGCATTAAGAAAGACCAACCAGCTAGACGTAAAAGCTTTAGGGCAAGACATAACTGTGATACAGCAACTGACAAGTTTACTGCACGGTACTGGTCTTGTAGAGCTTGGTGATGTGGGTAGCCGTATTATTAGTTTGTACAAATCCATCAGCATTATCTTGTCAGGTTGTAGCAAAGCCAGAACCTTTCTATACAGAGCAAGCCTGTAAAGAAGAAACTATTATGGTAACTAATGACTTAGTATCAAAGGGTATGTACGCAATGCCAACATGCGTTAAAATCGGAACAAATTTATAGGAGTATAAAATGAAGAAATTATTATTAGCAACTACATTAGTTGCAGGAACATCAGTGTCGGCTATGGATATTGGTTATGGATTATCTGTCGGTGCTACTACAGACATGAGTTATACAACAGGAAAAGAAACATGGGAACTGGATGTTACACCTAAACTAAGTATGGGTGCATACGGAACTACTCTTTCTGCTGAAACAACTGTAGATGTATTAGACATTAACAACGGTGACATCTTTACCGGTGTAGACTGGAAAGCTGAGTATGCTTGGAAAGGTCTAACAACCTACACAGAAGTATCGTCAGATGCAGACTTTGAATTTGGTGATATTACAATGGGTGTAAAGTTTTCATTTTAATTAGGAGTTCCTAATGGCTGTAAAGAAAAGTAAAGTAAATGCTGCTGGTAACTACACCAAACCGACTATGCGTAAAAACCTCGTTGCCAAAGTTAAAGCCGGTGGCAAAGGCGGATCACCCGGACAATGGTCGGCACGAAAAGCCCAGATGGTTGCAAAACAATACAAAGCAAAAGGAGGAGGATACAGATGAGAAGGTATTTAAAAAGACTATGGTGTGCCTTAATAAATCGTAAATGTAATCCAGAGTGTGAGTGCTGCTAGGTGGCACTTTCTAAATCACAAAAAAGCCTGAAGTCTTGGACAAAACAAAAGTGGAGAACCAAAAGTGGTAAGCCATCTACGCAAGGGTCTAAGGCTACTGGTGAACGTTACCTACCTTCTTCGGCTATTAAGTCTCTTAGTGCTAGTGAGTACGCAGCCACTTCTAGAGCAAAACGAAAAGGCACTAAGGCAGGTAAGCAGCATGTGGCTCAACCTAAGAAAATTGCAAAGAAAACGAAGTCCCACAGATAAATGCCTTATTTAACAAGTAGCATTCCTCACTTTAAAGCGTGGGTTAGAAGAGAGTATACAAAAAACTTAGAGGAGTATCATGGAGAGTTCCTACATTGCATGGTCATTGGTGTCACTACTATGCCAAACAGGACTCTCAGCTTTCAAGTTATTTTTACAGGCTGCGAGTCTGATGATAGTGATAGCCCCAATATACATGGTGGTGCGATGTGGGCTAGGTTACCTCTTGTAGCACTTGTAGCAGATACACCGTTAGAAGAATGGCCTGAACAATTACCACCTTATTTAGCACAACCTTGGGATTGTATGTCGCACCACCACAGTGTGTATAAGTTAGAAAGAGCAACTCCAGCTCCTTGGATAGCCAAGGTAGACGGAGAGTTCTACCCAGCTAAATATTATTTTACAGTAGACTACACAGACAGTGAAGTTGCTGACGATCCAGCCCAACATAAACAGTCTCACGTATTAGAGTTGTTAGATGCTGGTAACTATACTGGTAACATTGTTGCGTTGCCCAATAACAGAGTGAGAGTAACTCACCCAGCTTGGTTTGAAACAGGAGAAGGTGCTCCAGACTTTAAACCTAATCAACATACATACAACTCGAAAGAACACGTAGACTATGTTTGGGATACGCAACGAGTGTTTAACAATTTATATAGTGAGGAAGAATCATGAACATGAAGAAAAAAGGATACGCTGCTGGCGGTCTTAAAATGGTAGAAAAGGGTGGAAAGAAAGTTCCATTCTATGCTGCTGACGGTAAAGGTAAAATGAACAAAGGCGGTATGAGCATGAAGAAAAAAGGTTATGCTAAAGGTGGTGCTGGAATGAAAAAGAAGGCATACGCTAAAGGTGGTAAGGTTGCCATGTATAACCAAGGCGGCATGGTTAAGTCTACAGGTACAATGAATACTGGCGTTAAGACTGCCAAGAACACTTACAAGTAAGGAACAACAACATGGCTATGTCACTTCGTACATATTTAAATAATCAGATAAAAGAAAAAGGTTCTAGCCTTACTAAAGAAAAAGCTAAGGCTGGTAAATACAAAAGTATTGCTGCAGCTAAAAAAGCTGGTGCACTTTACTATACTAATAAAGATGGTAAAGTAATGGCAGCTGTTTATGCAGAAGATCTAAAGAAAGCTGCACCTAAAAAACTCGGTGCAGGTACACAACCAAAAGTTACAGCTAGAACTCTTAGCAGTGTTAAAGGTGGTCGTGGTGATAATAAAAATGAAGTTCTAATAAGACGTGCTGAAATTGCAATCTCTGCTGGAACTGAACCTAAAAAATCACCTAAAGTTAAACCTAAGTCTAGACCTACAATAACACAGTTAAAAGCAGAGCAGAGAAAACTTCGAACAAAGATAGCTAATGCTAGACAAAAAGGTAAAGATGATAAAGCTGCATCAGCTAGAATCAAACAACTTACCACTATGATTAATAAGTTAAAGTAAGCTAGATGGCTATAGTTTCGACAGCTAAGTATTTTACTAAGGCAAAAGATTTATCTACTACATCGGGTGGGGCAAGCGGTGACGTGATATACACTTGCCCTAACAATTTTATTTCGTTAATAAAGTTTTTACATGTATCCAGTGGTGCATCTTCTACAAAGAAGTATAGTGTTCAATGGTATGAAGCTGCAACTACAACATATCATTTTATTATGGATGAGCACAGTGTTGCAGGTCACGGTATTGAAGAAGTTATTGAGGGAGGAGCATTTCTTGCACTAGCTGCAGGTGATAAGATTATAGGATTCGAAGAAGGCGGCTCTGACTTTCATGTAATACTATCTGGTGAAGAACACTATCAACCAACTTAATGCATAACGGGGTTGCATTATTATCTATAGTATGTTATAACTAATTGAATATAACTACTCCTGCCTAGTTAGGGCTAACATTTAAAGGAGTAGAAAATGTTTAAAGCATATTGTGACCGAATCTTAAAAGCAATCCAAGTATCCCAACAAAGACGAGCAGACTATCAAACACTGATGAACCTAACTGATCGTGAACTTAAGGATCTAGGAATTGGTAAGTCCGAGATAAGAGAAAAAATTTATGGCGAAAGAACTTACTGAAAAACAACAAGCATTTTTAAACGCATTGTTTAATGAAGCTAGAGGCAATCCTGTTCAAGCTAAGAAACTTGCAGGATATGCCGATGGCGTGTCTACAACTTCTGTAATGGCCCCACTAAAGGAGCAGATTGCAGAAAAAACTAGAGATTTTATTGCAACAAGTGGACCAACAGCTGTGTGGTCTATGATGCATGTACTAGAAAACCCCACCGACTTGGGCAATAAAGAGAAAATGGCAGCAGCTAAAGACTTTCTAGACCGAGCTGGCTTTGTAAAAACAGAAAAAGTCGAAGTAAGATCGGAAAGTCCTTTGTTTATTTTGCCACCGAAAGCAGATGAAGACTAAAACTTGGCAGTTACCTAAGCCTGAGAAGGTAGATAACGAATATGAGTGGGTTCCAGTAGTAAGAATTGGTAGAACTATACCCTTTGGCTACAAACAAGACCCAGAAGATGCAGATATTCTACTGCCAATACCAGAAGAACTAGAACTTTTTGAAGAAGCTAAGAAACATTTAAAGAGATATAGTTATAGAGAGGTATCTGCTTGGTTAAGTACAACCTCTGGTAGAATGATCTCCCATGTAGGCTTATTTAAAAGGGTAAAACTTGAACAAAGACGTAAGAACGCAGCTTCAGTCCAAGATTTCTATGCCCAAAGGTACAAAGCGGCAGCAGAAAAGGCGGAGAAGCTCGAAAAAGAAAGAATTGGTGCAAGACGTAGAGTTGAAACCAACGACTCCGATCAGCACACCGGATATTGAAGTAGAACAGGTACAAAGAGAAATAATCTTTGAACCAAACCCCGGTCCACAGACAGACTTTCTAGCTTCAACAGAGCAGGAAGTCTTATATGGAGGATCTGCAGGTGGTGGTAAGTCATATGCAATGATAGCCGACCCTGTTAGGTACTTAAATAATCCAAATGCTCGTATGCTTCTGGTACGTAGAAGCACTGAAGAGCTAAGAGAACTTATCTCTGTATCTAAGCAACTATACCCCAAAGCAATTCCGGGTATAAAGTTTATGGAAAGAGATAAGACTTGGGTAGCCCCTAGTGGAGCTACACTCTGGATGTCATACCTTGACCGTGACGATGACGTTATGAGATATCAGGGACAGGCATTTAACTGGATTGGTTTTGACGAATTAACGCAATGGCCTACACCCTATCCTTGGAACTATATGAGGTCACGTCTTCGTACAACCAAAGCTAGTGGGCTACCTTTATATATGAGAGCAACTAGTAACCCCGGTGGTCCGGGCCATCAGTGGGTTAAGAAAACTTTTATAGATCCAGAGACACCTAATAAACCTTTCTGGGCTACAGACACGGATACTGGTGAGATTATCTGCTGGCCTAAAGGTCACACTAAAGAAGATGAGCCGTTATTTAAACGTAGGTTTATACCTGCTAACTTATTTGACAACCCTTATCTATCAGATGATGGAATGTACGAAGCTAATCTTCTGTCGTTACCAGAACACCAACGTAGACAGTTACTAGAAGGTGACTGGGATATAAACGAAGGGGCAGCATTCCCAGAGTTTAATCGAAAGATTCATGTTGTAGAACCTTTTGATATTCCAAACAGCTGGCCTAGATTTAGGGCATGTGACTATGGTTATGGTTCTTACACTGGAGTTGTATGGATAGCAGTTGCACCTGACGAACAACTAATAGTATATCGTGAAATGTATGTCAGTAAAGTTCTTGCAACAGATTTAGCTGATTTAATTTTACAAACAGAGTCAGAAGAAAAAATACGTTACGGTGTTCTTGACTCTTCACTATGGCACAAACGTGGTGACACTGGTCCAAGTCTGGCAGAACAAATGATTGTTCGTGGTTGCAGATGGAGACCTGCAGATAGATCAAAAGGATCTCGTGTCTCAGGTAAGAATGAAATACACAGAAGACTACAGGTAGATGAGTTTACAGAACAACCCAGAATGGTAATATTTAATAACTGTAAAAATTTAATTTCGCAACTACCGGCTATACCTTTAGATAAAAATAATCCAGAGGATGTAGATACAAAATCAGAAGACCACCTTTACGATGCTTTAAGGTATGGTGTTATGACAAGACCGAAGAGTAGTTTGTTTGATTATACACCTGTTTCAAACACAGGGTTTCAAGCAAGCGATGCAACTTTTGGATACTGATATGTTAGTAACTTGTCCTAAGTGTTCAATAATTTATAACACGGATAAGTTTGATAGTTGTCCTAAATGTCAAGAACAATACGATTTTGATAACGGACCTTGGAAGGTAAAATAATGGCAGAAGAAGACGAAACTTTTGAAAACGAAATGGCAATGGACTCTATAGAAAGTCAAGCTGTTGAAGATATGGATAAAGAAACATACTCAGATCCTTTATCAGGAACCATTGTAGGCTTAGTTCAAGATCGTTATAGTAAAGCTTCTACAGCTCGTGAGACAGAAGAGCAACGTTGGGTAAAAGCTTATCGTAACTATCGTGGTTTATACGGACCAGATGTTCAATTTACTTCCACAGAAAAATCTCAAGTATTTGTTAAGGTTACAAAAACAAAAGTACTTGCAGCTTATGGTCAGATTGTAGAAGTTCTTTTTGGAAACAACAAGTTTCCTATATCTATAGACCCAACAACTTTACCAGAGGGTGCAGCTGAGTCTGTACACTTTGAGTCTAATGATCAGATGGATGAAGCCAAACAACAGTTTGCCCCAGAAGATACAAAACTTAGACCCGGTGAAACTATCGTAGATTTAACTGAGCGTTTAGCTAGTATGGAACAAAAGCTAACACCAGTCGTAGATAAGCTAGAAGAGGGTGAAGGTAAAACACCCACAGAAATTACTATACATCCAGCAATGATCTCAGCTAAAAAGATGGAAAAGAAAATCCATGATCAGCTAGAAGAGTCCGGTGCAAAAAAACAATTACGAGTTGCAGCTTTTGAAACTGCATTGTTTGGCACAGGAATTATGAAAGGTCCGTTTGCTGTAGACAAAGAATATTCTAATTGGAATGATGAAGGTGAATACGCACCTACGTTTAAAACAGTCCCACAAACTTCTTCTGTATCTATCTGGAACTTCTATCCAGACCCAGATGCAGCTAATATGGACGAGGCCGAGTACGTAGTAGAAAGACACAAGATGTCTAGATCTCAAATACGTTCTCTAAAGAATCGTCCTTTCTTCCGTGCAAATGCCATCGACACTTCAATATCTATGGGTGAGTCTTATACCAAGGAGTGGTGGGAGCAAGTCATGGAAGATGATGCTCAGGAATCTAGATCCGAAAGGTTTGAAGTTCTTGAGTTTTGGGGGAACGTTGATACTGATGTCTTAGAAGGACATGATGTAGACATTCCAGATGAACTAAAAGATATGGAGCAAGTCTCTGTAAACATTTGGACATGTAATGGTCAAGTCCTAAGACTTGTCATGAATCCGTTCACCCCATCTATTATACCTTACTATGCAGTTCCATATGAGGTAAACCCATACAATATGTTTGGCGTTGGTCTAGCAGAAAACATGGACGATACCCAAACACTAATGAATGGTTTTATGCGTATGGCAGTTGATAACGCTGCACTGTCGGGTAACATGCTCATCGAGGTTGATGAGACAAACCTAACTCCGGGTCAAGACTTGTCAGTATATCCCGGCAAGGTCTTCCGCAGACAGGGCGGTGCTCCGGGTCAGGCAATCTTTGGAACTAAGTTTCCTAATGTATCAAATGAAAACATGCAGATGTTTGATAAAGCGAGGGTACTAGCAGATGAGTCTACAGGTTTCCCATCTTTTGCACATGGTCAAACAGGAGTTCAAGGAGTGGGGCGTACTGCTTCTGGAATCAGTATGCTTATGTCTGCTGCTAACGGCAGCATACGTAACGTTATCAAAAATGTGGATGATTATTTACTAGCACCGATAGCAAAATCATTCTATCACTTTAACATGCAGTTTGACTTTGATCCACAGATTAAAGGTGACTTAGATGTAAAGGCTCGTGGTACTGAATCACTGATGGCTAATGAAGTACGTAGCCAGAGACTGATGCAGTTCCTACAAGTTGTACAGAATCCAGTACTAGCACCGTTTGCTAAGATGGATTATATCATTCGTGAGATTGCTAAGTCTATGGATCTTGATCCAGATAAACTAACTAACTCTATGTCTGATGCTGCAGTACAAGCAGAGATACTTAAAAAGTTTCAAGAAGCAAACCCACCACCCCAACAACAACCACAAGTTGGACCTGATGGACAGCCAATAGCTCCACAGGGGCAAGGAGCGCCTCCACAAGTACAGGATACCGCTGGAGGTGGGGGTGGTAACATCGGTATAGGTACAGCACCTCAGCCGGGAGAACAGGGCTTCTCAGCTAATACTGGCCAACAGGGTGCTGCATGAGCCTAAAATTAGTAGTTAATAATAAACCTCAATGGGATGCAATGCTTGATGAGTTTAATATTCGTATTGCATTTGCTTATCGACAGTTAGAACAGCGAACAGAGATTGAAGAGATATACAGACTTCAAGGAGAGATTCGTGCATTAAAATCTTTAGCTATGCTTAGGGACAGAGTAAACAACGATGGCTGAAAATCTTGCCAAACAAATGGATAGTCTGTTTGATGCTGAAGGTCGAAGAAGACGTAAAGACAGACCTGTAGTTGAAGAGTATGTACATCCTCTAACAACTGTACCATTTTTTGATAGACCACTTGGTGCTAGCACTAGAGACCAAATAAAACTTATAGATGAAGATGGTAATGCTCATTATGAAACTGTACTTGGTGATACATATACAATAAAACTAAATCCTGATCAAAGACGTTTTCATCAAAAATTTCAGGAGGATATTCGTCCAGCTATTGAAAAATATTTTAAAGATCCAACATTACCAACTAAAGAACAAGTAGTTGGTTTTGGTAAGGCAGTACTGGAAGAAACTGTAGATATTGCAAGTATACCGGGAGATGTGTTAACAGGTAAAAAATCTGCAGGTGAAGTTACTAATATGGATATCCTAGATCTAGCTACTCTAACAAGTGTTGGTGCATCAGCTTTTAATGTTCCAAAAGATTCATTAAGAATGGCTAGTGTATCTGGAATGTTTGGAAGAAAGAAAACTCCAGTTGAAGAATATCTAGCACCAGTTGAAGTTGATCTAGAAGAGTATAAACTTATAGATATAATAGATAAGGATGCAAAAGACCAAAAAGCTTTTAATCCTAGATTACAAAACGTTTATAATTTAACTTATAACGATATTATTAAACAAGAGTTTAAACCTTTAAAATTTGATGAGGCTGTTACAAAAAGGTCTAGTTCTTTAATTATAGATCCTAAAATCTATGGTAATAGTAAATTAAAACAAACCGTATCTAGAAAAGTGCTTGAAGCGTATGGGCCATTAATGTCTGGTGCTAAACTAAAAAGTGATACTAAAACTTTTTTTAATCAAAATGCTGGACAAGATACTTTAAAAGGAGGATTTAGTGATGTCAAAAAAAGAGATGAGTTCTTAAAAATAACCACTGACATGGTATCTAATCAAGTTAAAGAAAAGTTTAATAGGTTTTTAACAGAGCAGCCCGGTCTAGTTTTAAAGTTATCAGCAGCAAACCGATTACTAAAAAAGTACAACGACCTAGATCAACAAGAAGGTATGTCCACTGCAGAAATGCGTATGGTTAGCTCAAAGCTTAAAGAAGCAGATAAACTACAAACAGTTACTATAGCAGAAACATTAGATAGATTTTTTAATGAAACTGTTGCATATACTCCAGATCCCGGTAAAATTTTTAAAGATTACGAATTTACATTTAAAGTTACTGACGTAGATGAAACCGGTGCTCAAATTCAAAGAGAGGTATCTCCAAACTTTAATGGTGCATTTAAAGACGAAGGTTGGGATTATGGCGTTTATAATTTTGATGAGGTGTTTGGAGATGAAGGTTTAGAAAAATTCTTTAGATCTCCTCTTACCAGAGCTTTACTGATGGAGTTTGACGATAAGGTAATAGATTCAAAAACCAAGGTAACTTATGTTGGTGAACGTAGAATACTAGAGGGAGAAGACTTATCGTCAGCAGAACGCAGTCCAGAAGCTTTTGATACAGAGGTAACATTTCAAGACATAGTAGATTCTATTGATAAAAAAGTTCTTGGTGCAAAAGAGGTAATACAAACTAATACTGGAAAGTTTGAAAATCTTGGTGAAGAAATACTATATGATTTTATAGATAAAAAATTATATGCAGACGGTAAACTAAATACAGAAAAGTTAACTGAAACTGTACTGGGTGCAGATCTTTTAAAGTTACTTGAAAACGATCCTAGAATGAATGTTAAAAACATTCCTGAGTTTATGAAAACTCAAGAGTTTAAAAATAGAAAGATTACTCTTCAAGATGTTGGAGAGGACATAATAGATAATTTTACTAATGAAAGTTTTAATGTTAGAGCTTCTCCATTAACTACACCTAGATATGAGCAGTATCAACTACAAGATAAAGCTGGATTTGAAGGTGGTGCTAAAGATAAAACCTACGAAGTTCCTGTATATAGTAGTGTAGGTGAAGGTTATAAAGGAAGAGGTTACTTGCCTGAAGTACAGCACTACGGCACTAATACATTATCTCATGTAAGATTTAGTGTATATGAGCCTCCAAGAGGACTTAGAATTACAGATCAAAACACAGGTACATTTGATCGTTTAACGGAAGACGGAAACTTTATTTTAGTAGAGGAACTTCAATCAGATCTACTAGCCCACGGCTATCGAAAATTTAAAAAGATTCCTTACACAGTAGAAAAAACTAAACAAGTTGTAGATGCAACAATTTTTAATTCACAGGATTTATATCCAGAGGCATCAACCTATTTAAAAAGTTATTCAGATAATCTTGCAAAAGATATAACGGAATTTTTTGATGAGTTAGATAACCAGCCTCCAATAAAAGGCGAAGCAATTCCTGTACCAGATTCTGATAAAGTTTCTATGAAGTTAGTTAATAAGTATACAGAGAGTATACAAAAAGATGTAGCAGATGGTAAAATTACTATGGGAGAGGGTGATGATGCCCAAGAACTATTAGCTCAAATTTTAACTTTTGTACAAGAACCAGCTTATTTTGCTTCAGAAAGTAAATACATATTAGGCAATAAAAATATAGCTAAACAAAGAGCTACAAATAAAGATGCAAGAAGAGAGCCAGACAATTTTGGATCTCCACCTATTAAAAAGAACATTGAATCTGTTGAGTTAAACATACAAACTTTAATTAATCAAGCTAATGATATGGGTATAGATAAGATTGTCTTTCCTAGTTTTGATATGATTGCTGCAAGAAGATTTCAAGGTGACAAATTAAAAGCTGCAATAGATAATAAATCAATTAAAAAAGATGCTCAAGGTGATCTTGTATATAATGAAGATGGTTCGCCTGTTCTTACAGAGGGTAATGCTCTTTATAAAAACTATGTAACAGATTTTCGTAAAGCTTTAGATAAATTTAAAAAAGAATATCCAGAAATAATAATAGAAACTGGTGTAGAATTACCGTATAAACCTCTTCGAGGATTTGAAGGTCTTAGTACACAGGGTGTCGTAATTGACATATCAAAGATGAAAGAAATATACGATTTAGAAAAACCAAAGTTTAGTGGTGGAGGACTTGTCCGTGAGTAGTAGAAAGAAAAAACCTAAGAATCGTTTTGAAGGACTTGTAAAACCAGCGCTTGAAAATTTAGTCGATTACGTAAAAGATGCTTATGATGCAATAGGTATTGACGAGATTTCTTTTAAAACAGGTCCACCGATTGTACGTGCTTTTTATCAGGACTTAAAAAAAGATGAAAGAAAAGCTAAACAAAAATATCCAGAGTTATACAGAAAACATAAAAGAGGTGAGAGATTATACAATGAAGGTGGTACAGTTATGAAAAATCAAATGGAGATGGCCTTCATGCAAGAAGGTGGTTTAAGAGATGACGGTATGGATGTAGATCCAGTGTCAGGTAATGATGTACCTCCGGGTTCTATGGCTAGTGAGGTTAGAGATGATATTCCTGCTCAATTATCCGAAGGTGAGTATGTAGTTCCTGCTGATGTCGTTCAATACTTTGGTGTAAAGTTTTTTGAAGATTTAAGAATGGAAGCTAAAAGGGGTTTAGCTGACATGGAATCTAATGGTAGAATAGGTGGGGAGCCTATGGATATGCCAATGGATGGTATGAATCAGGGTGGTATGATGCAAGGTAACGAGCAAACAATGCCAGTA